GGAGGTCTGCGTAGGTAGCAACCTCTACATAACTCGTACCAGTAAGCGACCCAACAGGGTTTCCAGCAGCGTCTACTAGCTCGCGTGTAGAGTTAACCAAGAACACGGGGCTAACATTGTCTTGCGATAACTGTAACGTAGCTTGCTCTTGTATAGGCACCAATGCCTTACCATTACTCTGGTATAACTGGGCAGGGTCAGTGTCTAAATGGTATACTTTGTACTTGTGTACTAATAGATCGTTACGATTTCCACTATTAGCAGCCTGTAACTCGGCGCTAGTAATAACGTATGTAGTAGAAGGACGTAAGGCACCTTTGCCTGTAGGCCCTGCTACAGATTCAAAGATAGTCGTCATAGTCTGACCCACTCTCGTAGGCTCTCCTTATCTATGTTACACGTAGCCAAGGCTTTACGGTACTCTAGTATAGTCCATACTAACTCTCCGTTAGTCTTGTATAGCTCAGTCACCTTAGGGCAATCTCCTAGGAGTTCCTGAGGTGGAAGAACTTTTATGAATTTAGTCGTGCTGGAACACCCCGGCAAGGCCACCAGAAGGGCCGCCAAGAGCATTTTGCACATCGGGTGGTACATCGGTGTCACTCCATGATTTATTGCGCTGTAGAGCCTCTACGACCCCTTGCTGAGCCTCTGCCAATTTGCGGGCCTGTAGGGCGATTTGTGCCTGTCTGGCTACCAGCACCTTCCGGTCAATTTTTGATTGCTCTGCGGCCTGTTCTAGGGCCTCTGTGAGGCTTTTATTAGAGGCGCTCAGAACGGAATTGTTGCCGTGTTGGTAGAACAGGCCCCAGATGGACAGCCCAAGTAGGGCTACCAATGTTAAGGTAAGTCGGTTTAGCATTAGTGCCTTTAACTTTATAGTTACCTGTAGAGCAACCAGTCTCCCAGTGCTTGCGCTCATCTGCTCTACGCTTAACTAGGCCGGGTAATTCTCTACCACCAGCATAGGTCCACTTAGAGAACTCAGAGCCAGCGCCCCAACAGTCGTTAAGGTTGATTTTCTTTAGCATGGTACTCCTAGCAAAGCTAGTTTCTCCTACGTTAAAGACAAAAGATACGAGACTATCGTACTGTTTCTGGGTTAGCGGTGCCTTAACTAGACGCTTAACAGCACTCTCAGCGTGCTTAGTGTCTTGTTTTAGTAGCTCAGCACACTCGGCTTCGGTCTTAACCTGCCCGAGTTTAGCACTAGATGTGTGCCCAGCGCATACAGTTACGATGCCAACTGGGTCAACATAGGCTACGCGCTTCATACCCTCATGCCCTACGATGCCTAAGGCACCGATAGAACTGAGGGCAAGAGCACCAGCAGCTACCCGAGATTTGAGAATCTTAGGTAGTTCCATCGTTATACGATAGCGTTGGTTACAGCAGTAGCAACAAAGGCAATAGCCAAGTTGTTGGATGCGTCTTGCAGCTTGATAGTACCGGGTGTATAGGCAACCAGCACTGCACCAGCCACAAAGGGCGTAGCAACATCAAGATGTACGAATGGCCCGTCGATAGTAACCTTAGTCACAGCCTTGACCTGACCCGTAATAGCGAAGTCGGTTACGGCTGGGACAAACTTATTGCTAAGACCTTCACTATAAGTGAGAGTAATACGATTAGGAGCACTAGTAGCGATACTACGTGCGGCAATAGTAGGAGCAGTAACATCAAGAAAGGACGACAACGCCGTAGCACAGGCAGTGAAAAAATCAGAAAGAGGTTGGGCATTAGAGCTTTTGCCGCCGTTAACAGGAATACCTGCATTGATTTCGACAGAACTGATGGCCTTAGCTGCCTCAATACGGATACGAATACCGTTAGACAATTGACCGGGGGAGGGGAGAGTATCAACTCGCATAATATTTCCTTTGTTTGGCGGCAGTTTCCTGCGGCACCTATGCCTTTAACGGCGACGTTTAATCATACTGGGTCTGCGATCAGGCTTATCAGTATATCGTTTGTACCCTAATGGGTCAGCTACGCTTAATGCGTGAGCCTTAGCAGCCAAAGACGCAAGCAGTTTAGCTTGGTCAATAGCAATAGCCTCAGTGAAGTGGCGTATAGCACCCTCTACTGCATCTAACCTATCGTCATGTATCAACGCATTGCGCGTCATACTGATCTTAGCTAGCTGGTAGAAGAAGCTGTAGGTCAATCTGTTCTGGGCAGAATGAACCATAGAAGTCTCTAGGTCATGCTGGATAGCCTCTTCCGTAATAATCAAAGCACCACGACCCATTACTGGTTCGATAGTATTGATGATACGGGCTTCCTTCTGTCCTGTCACTAGGTCATCTTCAATGCCAACTGTGGGTAGATGCTTCCGCAATACTGGTGTAAACACAGCACGGAAAGCACCAAAGCCCATATTCTTCTCAATCTTAACTACGAGAGGGCCTTCTGCCATAGTAGCAAAGGGCTTAAGGCGTAAAGCTAGGGACTCTAACTTACTCTCGTCGTAGCCGCCGGGTAAACCCCCAACGCGAAGCAAGAAGACATTACCGTTCAAGAAGCCCACTACTGCGTAGGCTGTCTCGTCGGCATTGGCACCACCGCCAGCAGGGTCAATGTAAGCTACTATAGACGTTAACTTAGCAACATCCTTACTTACATCGTGTGGAGTAGCGAGCTTATAAGCAAACTCGTGAGCAGCGTAGTCTTTAAGGGTATCCTTGGTCATGCCACGAATAACACTCAAAGGGAACTGCCCACCGGGCGCTTCAATCACAGTGATACGCTCAGGCTTTAAGGGGTAGCGCAAGCTATCCATCATTGCCGTGTTAAGCATGTGCTGCAATTGGAAGTAAGCGGTACCTTGGTCACGCTCTTTCTTCTGCAAAGTCTCTTCGTCCAACAAGACGGTGTCAATAGGCATACCTTGATCGCTAAGCATACCACCGCCAGTGGCTAACTTTGGGTTAGCGTTAAGGCGAGCAGTGATTAGCGGAGCAAGGGAGTTACCATAGTGCTCCATCTGCTTAGGCGTTGGGTAACGTCCGGGCCAGATGCGGGTAACTACACCCCGAGCAGGTAGGCTATTGTAAATGGACTCCATCGTTTGGGGAGTACCTAGCCAGATAATACGGCCTGTGCTATTGATAGACGTAAAGTCTTTAGTAAGGTGAAGGAGCTTAGCCCGTTGTGTGGGCGTAGCACTATTCTTACTAGATTCAATATCATCAGGGATGAGTAAGTCAGCGCGGCGGCCCTGCAAGTTAGCATCAATGCCAACGCAGTCGATCGACGCACTCTTGTCAATACCCTTAAGGCTATGGTGAATATCGAAGCCCTCAACAGAGGTACGATCACCAGCGCTCTTGTCAGGGCGCATACAGCTTAGCACATCCATGTTCATAATGATACGAACAATGAGTGTAGATATGTCAGTGGCTTGATCGCCACCAGCACTTACGATAAGCACACGCCCCTTCGGGCTGTGTAATAGGTACCATACAGCGAAGGCGGCAGCAATCGTAGTCTTAGCCTGAGAGCGCTGGGCCTGCACCATAAGGTACTGTGGACCGTAGGCTATGTAGCCACCAATGTCCCGCTGAATGTCAGTAGTGCTAAAGCCGAGTTCATCCATCACATCCTCAAGGAATGGGACGAAATCTCGATAGTGTTGCTGGACTAACTCAAGCTGCTCCCATCGAGCAGCAGCTTGGTGTACGCCTTCGCGGGCCTTCATTGCAGTTGGCCCATATCAAAGCGAGAGGTATAGTCGTCAGCCACACGGTCTAGCGTAGCCTGTGGGAGCTTCTTCTGGCGGCGAGCTTTAAGGGCATCGCCAAGTTCACGGAGAGCAGCATTATCCTCAGCATCGGCTGTGATATTGTTATTTTTAAGAAAAGCTATAGCTGCACCCAGCAAGGCTGGGCTAGGTCGGACGAGCTTCTCTTGATCGTCCTCAGTAATAGTGTAGCCTTTAACTTGTTCAGCTAAGGCAGTAGCAACACTCTCATGGAGGTTGCCTAAGGCAATGGTACTAGCGCTCATTACGGCGACCTTTACGTTGTCTCCACCACTTGTCACGCAAGAGGAAGAATAGTTGTAGGAGGGTGTATACTAGCGTAGCTAGCATAACCATATCTGGGAGGCCCACCCCAAAGAGGGTGAGTCCACCCACTGTAACTGGAGGACTGGCCCGTAGGACTTCCTCAGCTAAGTTGGTGTGGGACTCTGGTTGCATTTATTTCTCTAAGATAGACGTTGTAGTGATAACGCGCAAAATGGCTACGATAGCCGCAATCACTTGCAAAGCAATCATCTGCTGAATTGGCGTAAGGTTAAACGCGCCGATGTACTGTGCAAACAGTGGCAGGATTGCCAGCAGGATTGCAAAGATGATGGTGCGGGATTTTAGGAGTTGGGTTAGTGTGGTCATGTGGTAGTACCGTCTGTAATTAACCCGCTAGTTGCAAGGGCGGTAAGTAAGCTTGCAAGGGCAGCATTACCGCCTCTTGCGCCGGTAACCGTAATACCAGTAGTGGCAACCAGCGTCCCCGCAGTAGCAGGTAGGTTTAGTGTAACGTCAGTGGGTGTGGCATTAGGGTTTAGGATTATTCCACCACCCCCGGTGGATTTTAAGTTTAATGGCATGTGTTGTTCCTTTATGTTTATTTAGTGGGCTGGTTGCACACCCACCAACATCAGGTGGGAGTGTGCGTACGTAGAAGGTTAGTGGGTAGGTCATGTCTACCATTCCATCAAGGAAGCAATCCACGACACCGTCTTTGTCGCGGCTGCCGTAAAGTTTGACCCCGCTAAATCAACCCGAGCGTATCTAGCGGTAAATCCTGATGTTGCTGGCGATACAGCATACGCAGCGCATCTATCGGCGCTGGTAATTTGCGAAGTTGCTGTAGCCACTACGCTGGGTGTTTTTGCAAAAGCACGCGGGAAAGTAACAGCGGCGTCTATCAGAGCAATGGCCGTTGTCGTGTCAACGGCTGCAACACCTGTTACAGCGTTTTGTCGCACAGGTACTCCCGTGTCCAGTGCTCCAAGCGCAAGTGGTGCATTCGTGTTTGTTGTGCTTATTGTCACGGTGTCTGTGACTTGCAAACGTGCCGGGGCATTGCCGCTGACGGTATCAATTCGCACCGTAGAGAATGTAGCGTTTGGCGCGACCATCTCGACGTTATCTACTACCACACTCCAAGGGGCAGCAACAAATCCCCGGTTTCGGATAACAATGGCTTGACGTGTAACATTCGGTGCATCTATTTTGATGTTTCTAAATGCCAGTGTGCCGCCGAAAGTTGTCTCCGTGGCGTCAAATGCGACCTCACTCCCACCTACATTAATCAACCCCCTCGTAGTGTCGTTTCTGCCTGTATAGGCTTCAATGTCCTCAACTACGTGGTCAAGCCCCGACATTTCCCCTGCGTTTACAACCATACCCAAGGGCGTGATAATCTTGAGGCGAGACAGCCTGTTGTGATTTCCAGCCAAGAAAGCCCCGCCACCAGTTACTAACCCATTTTCATAACTGCAATACTCAGCGTTACCATGCCAATCAATTGTGTGGGTTCCCCCTGTTGCGCCTCCCTGCGAGGACGCAGTGAAGTCGTGTATTTTGGTATTCCGATTTGGCACTGCAAAGCTATCCCCACCGCCGTGGGCAATGGCGTGGCGATACCCCACAAATGTTCCTGTCAGGTCAATGTCCTGCGAGTTCCCGATAATGCAGCCGTACTGCGTACCAAACCCAGTATCAGGCGTCCACTGATGTGCATCAACATTGCCATAAACACCATAGCAATTGGAGATAGACAGAGATGTGTTGTCGCTGTTTGACGCCTTTACATCGTCAAGTGTGAGCTTGCGACAATACCGCACCCTAACAGCTCTAACAACCCCGTTATCACCAACACCCGGCGCGATGGCAGAGAACCCGGAGAGTGTGCCGCCAGCGTAATCGCAGCGATACATCTGGACAGCGGCGGACAAATAGTCAGCGTAAAGTGGCGCCTCCAAAGTAACCTCTGTGGCACTCGGCACAGTTGCAACTGTGCAATATTCACCGGCCCGGTAGTAAGTACGAGCGCCGCTGTAGCTGTAGTCTGTTGGGTTGTAGATCATCACCACATCACCCGCTGACAAGCCATGTGCTGAGGCAAACACTAGCCCCGGCCTAGCCACACCAACCGTTGCCGATACTGTCTCGTTAACCAAGGCACCAGCTACTGCAATCAGATTTGCGGTTGTTTTTCCCGTTACCACAAATCTGCCATTGTTTGCAGTATTGCTAAACCCGGACACGGTGACAAAATCTCCCACTTGCACAGACGTAAATAGTCCGGCAGCGGCATCGTCAGAAAATGTATCGTCAGCGGCATTGGCAGTTACGGTTGCAGTTCCTGTTGTAAGCGTGGTTGCCGATCCTGTTACGTTGCCAAAAAGTGCAGGCAGAGCAACTGGTGCATTGCCTGCTTTGTAGATAACCGCGCCGTCTGCGTATGTTCCTGTCTCATCACCGCTTGCATCAAAAATACAAGTGTCAGAACCGCTGCCGAGAAGGGACACACCGTAAGGAACGGTGAGTTGCCCGCCTACTTTGTAGCGACCTTTTGCATCAACCGCAGTTGCGCCAGAGTTCAGCGCGAGTTGAATGCCCGCAGTGCTGTCTGTAGCGCCTGTCGGGTCAACACCGGGCCACTGGTTGACATGGGTGTTGCCTGCTCTCAGTGCAGCCTGCACCGTAGTGGGAACCGCACCAGTGCCAGCAGGGGTGTATGCAAGTTCACCGTTATTCTTAATCCGGGTAATCTCTACTAGCGCACCAGATGCCCCTTTGCTTACAACTAAGTCACCACTGTTAGAGGTGCTGAGTGTGATGTTGTTAGCTGGTGTAATTGATTGACCAACTTGAATGTTGGCTGAATTGATTGTGCTCATGTTATCCTTAAACTATAGTCCATGTGGAACCACTAGGGGTAGTTACTACTACACCGGGGGCTATGGCCACTGGTCCAAAGGTACCAGCATTAAAACCTGTTGGAATAGTGTAGCTGTTGTTGATGGTGTTACCGTTCTGGAAGAAGGCTTTATCACCACCCGCACCACTGGCTGCACCAGCGGCCTCTGCTGCACTGGCTGCTGCTGCACTGGCACTAGCTGTAGCGCTCGTGGCACTGCCTTGTGCGCTAATGGCACTGTTGCTGGCGGCTAAAGCGCTAGCTGCGGCTGCTGCTGCACTAGAGGCTGCACCAACTGTAGTAGAGTTTACACTAGAATCAGCGGCTTCTGCTGCAAGCATGATAGCCTGCCTCGCATTAGTATCTAGAGCAAGCTCTGTTAATCCGCTACCGTCAGTAAAGTCTACAATAGGCGCAGTCTTAGGTGTGTCACGATAGATAACAAGTAACAAGCCCGCTGGTAGTACGTATGTTGTATGAAGCTGGTAGGGACCAGACAGTGTAAAGGCAAGTACGTCTGTACGAATACCTAAGCTGTCCGTATAGTATGCTTTAACATGGCTAGCATCAATGTAGCCACCAGCAAAAGAGAAATTCCAGTCTGATGTTAAACCATCAGTAGTATAAATTGTTTGACTTAGCAACTGCTGTGTTGGCGTAGGCATAAGCCTCCTTAGAAAGAAAGCCCCTCACTAAGGAGGGGCGTAGTATAGGTACCTATTCCTTAAGGTTATTAAGGGCAGGCACTAAGAAAGGAATACGGGAACCGGGTAACAGTTTAAGTGCATCGTTGATCTCATTAGGGCTTTGCATGTACTTCCACATATCATCAACTAGGCTGCTAGCTGGCAGCACGTATGTGCCCACAAAGCTAGACTCTACCCCAGCCCTACCGCCCGTACTGGGTACCCCCAAGCTTTCTGGTAGCATTGCTGTGGTTAGGTCAATGAAGTCACCAGCCATACCTGCTTTAGCCACATAGTTAAGTGTGGCCCTAGCGATAGTGTTAGGCTGTAGGCGCTCTTCTAAGAACGCTTCTTGGTCTGGCCTACCAACACTGCTAACGTAGGTACGGAGCATGTAGATAGGCGCTGCAACGGACATAGCCCCAAGCAACATACCCAAGGCTGCTGGCGTACCATGTAGGTTACGCTGGCGGCCCCACTGCTTCTCCATAGAAGTCAAGCTAAAGGTGCGGAACTGGGTAAACATCTGGATAACACCATCATGCGCCCATGCGCCACGCTCACCAATGAATGTACCTTGAATGATCTGGTGAGTACCCCGCCACACGGACTGGATGACAGCCTCACGAATGTCTGGGTCAGGTATCTTAGTCGCATCAAAGCCTAGTGGCCTACCAGCACTGTCGAAGCTAGCGATAGCCCCTAGGTTCTGGCGTAAATGCTGGCGCACAGTCTCTGTGATACCGAAGTCGTCTAGTGCTTTATCAGACTTACCGTCTTTCACGTAAGTCAGCATCTTCTTAACGATCTGCTCTGCCATGCCCCGCTGCTGGGCGCTATGCACTGCTCTCCACCCAGACAGTTTAGACTGTAGATGACCTGCCCCACGGAGCAAGCGGTCAGCCAGAGTAAGTGTATCCTTACCGTAGGTTGGGTAGGCTAGGTTAGGGTTATCAAATGGCATGACCAGCTTGTAAGCGTCAGTACCAAACTCTGCTCCAGAGTATTCCTCTATGTTGCTCAGCCAAGGGTTGTCAACCTTCTGGCCTTTAGACAAAGCAATGATCTCTGATCGCAAGCGACCCATAGACCCTACGCTACTCAGCGCCCTGCTAGCGCCTACGTGGAAGATACCGTTAATCGCCTCAGACAACTGATTGAACACGATACCACCCAAACGTACTACGCTGTTAGCTTGCATAGCGCGGCTAGCCCACTTGCCTGCTGCTGTACCAAAAGGCTCGTTAAAGAACTCAGCCGCCATTTGGTCAAAGGCTTCTATGTCCTTTACGTTAGCTTGCTTCCCATTCTCCCCGTAGCGCACAGCTTCACGGATAACTTGCAAACCGGGCTTACCCCGGATACCAAACTTAGCTAAGGCAATCTCACCGCTAGCCTTACCTGCTTGTGCTTTGAACAATGCTACTTGATCTGTGTCAAAGAGGTCCATTAGCTTAAAGCCATTATAGTCTTTGTTCAAGTCTAGGTTCAATCGCTTCTTAGTGAAGCCTGCCGCACCCTTAGTGAACTTGTCCATGTAGTCATTGATGGTGTCTACTGGTAGGTCCATGCTACGCAAAGCCTCTTCCACATCGTTAGCGCTAGCACTCCCACCCATCGCTGTACCGTAGTCCCCTGCTGCCTTATCCCGCATACGCTTGATGTAGGCACTTGCTAGCTTATCACTAAACGTCATGTCCCATCCTTCGATGGTAATGAACTGCTCAGTCAGGGCTTGGTGTAACACAGAGCGCTGCTCGTTAGTCAGGGCCATCACCTTCTCTGGTGACATACGGTGAGGCATGTAGCCTTTACTGTCAAGAGGCAACCCATCTGAGCCAAGCGTATTAACCCTGCGTTGCTCATTAGCACTGCGTTGGTAGCCAGCATCTAGGCTGTCAGCAGCAGCATTAACATTCTCGTCCATACCACGGTAGCCTTTAGTCTGCCACCGGGCCTCGCGCTCGTGGGCTACTAGCTTGTTAAACTCTGCACGGAATGTACCACCGTTCCAGTTGTCTAGGTGTACGCCGGGGCGACCTTTAGACCATGCGTTGTAGGCACCGTCTAGGTCATTGACTACGTTACCCATAATCATACGCTCTGTAATGCCCTTAGCAATCGCTGCTGTAGCGTTGCGTTTCCCGGTCACACCGCTAGCATCTTCTACTAGCTGGCTAGCAACCATGCGAAGCAAGGGGCTATCTGACTTAAGCATAGTCAGGCCAATAGACGATACGTTAAATACGTTGTTGTCGGAAAGGTTCTGTGCCCTAGCATCCCATGCTGCATCCTTGGGGTTAGTAATAGCCCACTGCTCTGCTTGCTTGTGTAGGGCCAGCATAACCTGAGCTTCTTTGCGTTCGTTAGGTGTACTCATAGGTACGTTAGCTAGCCCGAAACGGATGAAGTCAGGGTCTTGGCTTAGCTCGTTGACAACCTCTGCTGGCTTAGCGGGTACTGCCATCCTAGCAATCTCTGACGGGCCTGCACTGTCTAAACCTTTAGCCGCATTGCCAGCAATCAAGTCTTCTACGAAGTCCTTGAAGGGTGCTTCTGCACCAAGGTAGCCTTTCTCTTTAGCCAGCTTGAATACCTTAAGGGCTGACCCTACTAGGCTCATTAGTGCCGACAACAGTGCCCTAGGCAGGTCTAGTGCTGACGTAGTTTCCTTAGCAGCAATCGCCTCAAAGTGCTTGACCATCTGCTCTGCTGAATACTCATTGAAGTTAGAGAAGTAATCGTTAAACTTGTCTGCCTCTGCTTTAGTCGAGAAGGCTTTGCCAATCTCAGCGCGTAATGAATCAACGGCTCGCCCGTGTACTGCTGGAACGTAGGCGGTAAGGCCACCGCTACCGCTTGCATCGTAGGCTGAGGCCACAGGGCTACGCTTAAGCATAGACTCTTGAGCACCACCCGCTACGTCAAAGGTCTTCTTCCAAGTCTCCCAAGCATTGACCATTGCTTGCTGCTTCTCTGGGGACTGCTTGCTAAACTGGTGTGCAAATACAGCATGAGCAAACTCATGTGCTACTACCCGCAAGCCAGCACCGGGCTTAACGGCTACCATGCTTACACCGGGTTTAATAATACCCTGTGCCCCGCTAGCGTTACCAATACCCGTACCACCGTCAGTTAGGTGGATAGCCACATCTGGGATTAGCTGCTTACGCATAGTCTCAATGACCATTGCGTAGCGGGTGAACTCTTTACTCTTAGCAATACCCTCAACAAGGTGTACGCCGGGAGTATCTACTAGGTTGTCTAGCTGGACCTTACGCTCAGCAAAGTCTTCTGTGGGTTTGAATATGCCATAGGTAGCCATCTCATTGAACGAGGCATCGCCTGTCATCTGCCGGCCTACCCTAGCCTCATTACCCTTAGAGGCAAACTTGGTTGCGTCCTCTGGTGCGATTAACTCTTGGATAATCTTCTGCTCGTTGGGTATATCACCTAAGGCATCGGTGATCGTGGTGTTAACGTCTTGCTCATGGAGCTTGTCCATAGTAGCCCGGAGCAAGGCAGCGTCAGCACTCTTACCAACTTGCTTCTCAGCACGTTGGGCTAAATCAAACTCACGCGCAATGGCCTTCTCGCTTGCTGAATTGGCAATAGCGCTGGCTGCACCACGGGCACTCATAAAGGCCGCCCCAGCCCCCATGAGGCCATCGGCAACCAGACTGATAGCCAAGTCTGCTGGCTTGAACTCCCCGTCTACGCGCTGTTTAATGGCCTCCAACGCGGTGCCGCTAACAAGGTTCTCACCAATAGAACTCGCGTACCCTGCACTGGTATTGCCAGCTTTCATGAGGGCCTCAGAACCCCGTCCAATGGCCCCTAGCGCCCTTGTAGCGGCGAAGGGTACTACCCAGTTAACCGGGCTAGCAAACTCTGCACCGAACTGCAAAGCAATAGCAGGGCCTACACCGCGATCAGCCATTGTCTTCTGACGGAACTTCTCTTCGCTCCAGTCGTTAAGGTGTTGCTGTGCTTCAAGGGTACTCCTAGCCCCTGCGTAATCGTTGACTAGGTGTGTATCAGCATCTTGTGGCAAGAGGGCCATGTCCGGCTTGAATCCTGCTTCTTCCTCGAACTGCGGGGCAAACACTGCCTTGCCAATCACGCCCTCAAAGGTACCGCCTAAGGCAGCACCAAACATTTCTGTCAGGCTTGGGCGACCTTCAACGTAATCCTTAGTGGCTACGTTTGCTGCGCTTAAAGCTGCATCGCGGGTAGCCGGATTAGTGCTAACACCCATGCGGGAGGTGGCCTGCTGCTGTAGGGCATCCTTGCGAATGTCCTTAGCTGACCCAGCCATGCGTGCCATGATCTTAGTACGGTAGTCTTGGGTTTCTTTAGGGAGCTTGGTTACGTCTGCTCCGTCCTTGAGCCACTGGTCAGCATTACCCGGGCCCCAGTTATAGGCTGTCAGGGCAGTGGGCAAGTCACCGTAGCGACCTATCATTGCCTTCAAGTAATCCTGCCCTACTCGCTCTAGCTCTAGAGGGCTGTTGTCTTTAGCAGGGACCACACCAAACCCCGGCTTAGTCAGGGTAGTGGGCATAGTCTGCATAGTGCCAACAGCCCCCTTTGGGCTTACGGCTAATGGGTTGCCATTAGATTCAACTTGCTTAACCGTTTCAAATAGTTTAGTGTAGTCCATGTGTTCCTTTATTTATCTGGCATAATCAACGAGGGTTCATTATGTACTTGCTTGTATTGCGTTGCTACCTTAGCGCTGTTTACTGCGGGTTTGTTCTTCCAGTTGGCTGCTATGTCGTTACCTGTAAAGGTGTGCATGACAAGCTGCTTAGCAGAATCGAATCCCCAGATAGCAAGGCGAGGTACTTTGTCTGCTGTGTCAGGTAACTGAGTGATCTTAAAGTCACCGTCAATACGTAGGTCGCTTACTGTCTTATCAAAGTAGGCGCGTGCTGCCCTGTTAATGTTAGAGGCGTCAACACCACCTACTTCCTTGGGCAAGCCTCGGAGGTACTTAGTCATATCAGTAGCTTGCGTACTCTTCTCGTAGCCGTAGCCACCGATAACTGTAATGTCTTCACTAAGTTCTAAGGCAGAGCGACTACGCATTACTGGGTCTTTGATGCTAGAGTTCTGACGGCGTTTAAGTAACCCGGCTACTTCTTCGTAGTTGCTAATCGGGAAGGTATCCATACCAATGACACGGCCTACTGCACTTAGTGCACTCATTACCCGGCCTGTCTTTACCTCGTCAATTAGCTCAGCGTCTTGCTTAGCATTGACTGGCTCACCACCCGGTAGGGCAGCATAAGAGTAGAACATCTGGATAGTCTGCGGTGTGGCTGGCTGTCCTTTAGACACTTCTCGCCAGCGGCTAGCCAGTGTGCTTAGTTCTTTACCTGCATACTTCTGTGCTAGTACGTCACCGTTGTCACCCGCATACTTGACAATAGAGTTATACATCTCCATGCCTTGTGCTACTAACTCTGGATTATTTTCTCGGCGGCCTTGGTGTAGTCGCTGGCGCATCTCGTCACGGAATGACTCGTCTAGTAAGTCTACGTCAGCCTGCTTAGCCAAAACCTGCATACGCTGATCTGGAGGTAGGGTGGCTACCTTGGCAAATACTTCTTGCTGCAACTTAGGCTCTAGGTTGTTTAGGTACTCGCTATTTGCAGAGGGTGCTGTAATCCGCAGAGCATGATTAGCAACCTCAAGCTCTCGCTGCGCTACCTTGAGATCATCACGGCCTAAGCGATCTGCCTCGCTTGCAAGATGCTGCTGGTAAGCTAGTGCCTTAGCGTTACGCTGCTCAAACTCTCGGGATAGTTCCTCATTAGAGATAAAAGCCCGCTTGTCACCAGTAGCCTTTTCGTAGTCTGCTTGCAAGCCTTTACGGTAGGCGCTAATGTCTGCCTCTGTAACACCGGGTAGATTACTCATACCACGGAAGTAGGCTACTCGTGCAGCATAGCCCTCAGGCAGCTTGGCCCTAGCGTCTAGTGTAGCTTGATGACGTGCTAGTGCGAGCTTGTGTTGCTGCTCTGCGGTAAGCTCGCTAGTA